TCGCCTCCAGCATGCCCTTAATCGTACAGTTTTCATTTACCGTGACATTGTTGAGCGTCCCGGCGTTCGCATTCACACTGCCACTGATATCCGCATTTTTAGCAGTCAGCTTTCCGTCCGGTGTCAGGGAAAATGCCGGTGGATTGCCACCGCTGGTAATAGTGGGGGCCGTCAGGCGTTTCAGGAACACGTCATTCATGAATATCTGGTTGCCCTGCGCCACAAACATCGGCGTTTCATTCCCGTTTGCCGGGTCAATAAACGCGATACGGTTAGCGGCAACCAGAAACTGGCTCAGCTTGCCTTCCTCCGCGTCCTCCATGCTGAGGCCAATACCCGCGACATAATGTTTGCCGTCTTTGGTCTGCTCAATTTTGACGCCCCACATGGCATTCCATTTATCGTTAGCGTCCTTCCACTCTTTCGAAAACTCCTCCAGTTTGCTGGCGTTATCCTCCGTCAGCTCAAAGTTTTCCAGCAGTTCCTTGCCGAGATGCGTTTTATTGATCAACCCTTTATAAAAATTCAGATAACCTTCCGCATCATCGCTCGCCCGACCGACGGCCTCCACAAATGCCGATTTACCTACGGTGTTCACGCTGCGGATATAAAAGTAATAATCATAACCCGGCTTAATATTGCTACTGGCGGCTATCCAGTACAGCGCCGTACCAAGATAACGCGCGCTGGTTTCAACCTGCCTGATATCGATAATCCGCTTTTCCGAGAACCAGAACTCAAACTGCACCGTCGGGTCATATACAGCCAGTTTCGGGACCGCTGTTATCTGAAAATACCCTGGTATCAGTTCAATAGTGACAGGCGCTGCCGGTGCCGCAATCCGGAACGATACCGATGCCGGATCGCCCTGCTGCCCCCACGCATTTACCGCCCGGACTGTCAGCGTGTAACGCCCCAGCGCCAGTTGCGTGAAGCGGTATGTGGTTTCCGTCGTCCGGGCCGTGCTGACCAGCCGCTCACTGCCGTCGTCCGCTGTTACGGTCAGACGGAGCAGGAAGCTCACGCCCTTCACCACCTTCGGTGTGTCCCATCGCGCCAGCACCTGATACTCCCCGCTGTCTGCGGTGACTTCGGCAGTCAGGTGCTGCACCGCTGGCGGCGTGACACCATTCACCGTGCCGCTCTGGTCGCCGTCAAAGTGCGCCCCGTTATCCACGATGGCCTCTTTTTCCGGGACATGCTGCACGGCTGTGATGGCGTACGTGCCGTCGTCGTTCTCACGGATACTCACGCAGCGGAACAGGCGCTGGCGCAACGTCGGCAGCTTCAGCCCCCATACGCTGTATTCAGCAACGCCGTCAGGAACACGGCTCACTTTCACCTTCACGCCGTCGGTGACGGACTGAACCTCCACGCTGACCGGATTGCCACTTCCGTCAACCAGGCTTATCAGCGTGGTACCGGAGGATGGCAGCGTGATTTCACGGTCGAGCGTCAGCGTCCGGGTCTGGCTGTTCACCGCCAGTACGCGCCCGCCGGTGCTGATACCGGCATAGTCATCATCACAGATTTCAATGACATCGCCCGGCACATGGCGAAGCCCTTCTGCGCCCACGCTGAAGTCCACGGTCTGCGTTTCCAGCAGTTCTGTTTTAATCAGCCACAGCCCGGCGCGGTGTGCCTGCCCCCGGCTGGTACAGCCAAAGGCATCCATCTTCGTGACGTTACGACCGTAACGGGCAATGGCCTGCGTGTCCTCCACAAGCTCTGTTGCCGTCTCCCAGCCGTTGTCCGGGTCAATCCAGTTCACCTCAACGGCATTATGGCGGTCCTTCAGGGCGCTGAAGCTGTAGCGGAACGGCGCGCCATCATCCGGCATCACCACATTACTGCGGTTATAGGTCCACACCTTATCTGATGGTCGGTCCTGCACGAACGTCAGCGTCTGCCCGTTCCATACCGGCATACAGCGCATCGCCGAGCAGAAATCACTGAGCACATCCCACGCCTTGCGCTGCGTGGTCAGCCAGGCATTACAGGTGATGCGCGGCTCCGTGCCGCCAAAGCCGTCCGGCACCGACTGGTCGCAGTACTGGCCGATGACATACAGCGCCCATTTATCCACATCCGCCGCACCAAGACGTTTCCCCATGCCGTAGCGCGGATGGGTCAGCATATCCCACAGACACCAGGCCGTGTTGTTGCTGTATGCCGGTTTTAACGTTCCGTCCCAGATACCGCTGTATTGTCGCGTCTGCGGGTTATAGTTCGACGGCACCTGCAGAATGCGCCCGCGAAGATGATAATTACGGCTCACCTGCTGGCTGCCGAACTGCTCCGAGTCCACCTGCACGCCGACCAGTGCCGTGTTCGGGTAGCACTGTTTCACATCGATGATTTCGGTGTATGACGACCAGAGCGTTTTGTTCTGCAGCTGGTCTGTGGTGCTGTCCGGCGTCATCCTGCGCATCCGGATATTGAACGGGCGCGGCGGCAGGTTATCCACCACCACCGAGGCCAGATACTGCGACGTGGTTTTGCCCTTAATGGTGATGTCTTTTTCCGTCACCCAGCCACCGTTACGTTGTATCTGAACCAGCAGGCGGACTTCCGACGGATTCCGGTCACCCTTTGAGGTGGTTTCCACCAGTGCCTGCACGCCGAAAGTAAAACGCAGACGGTCAATGTTTGCCGACGTGATGGTCCGGGTGATCGGCGTGTCATATTTCACTTCCGTACCCAGCACCGTCTCGGAGCCGGAGGATTCAAAGCCCTCAGGCGGTGTCTGCTCCTGCTCACCTGCCCGGAACACCACCGTGACGCCGGAGATATTGGTATTCCCCTCACTGTCCAGCACCGGCGTACTGTTCAGCAGCACGCTTTTTAATCCATCCACCGGACCTTCAATCGGCCCTTCGCTGATGGCATCGATCACACTCAGCAGCTGCGTGGACTTCAGGTTGTCCTTCGCTTCGCGCGGGGTATGCCCCTTACTGCTACCTTTACCCATTCCTCACACTCCATAAACAACAAAGCCGCCCAAAAGGCGGCTCATGAGTTACGGCAGGATTAACTATTATTTACATGCATTAACACTATCAGCAAAAATTTTTGGCGTTAATGCTGGTACGCGTTCATAAAGAGTAAAACTACTGCCATTTCCTGCTTTTTTGATATCAAGCACAACATCATACCCACCCATAGCCTGTGGAACTAAAAGGCTTACCCCATTCTCAATAGGAAGGGATGTTATAGGTGTTCCATTACCAGCCCATTGTCTGGATATGCAGCCTGACAATTCATCAATATTTTTTAATGAATTACCTTCCATTACAGGCTTGCCGGATTTTACGTAATCCAAAGATTTACATCCTGTTAAGGCAATAATCGTGCAGAATAAAATCGTTTTGTTCATATAGCTAACCAACAGAATAATTATCAGTGTTCGATATAAATATTAAATCAGTTAGAACATGAGTAAATAATATTACCGCCCAATTACCACAACCTGACCACCATCCCCTTCATCTGCCGTGCTGATCTCCTGAGATGCCACACGTGACCCCACGCGCATTTCACCGTACAGAACAGGCAGGACATTGCCCTGGGCAACCATGTTATCCAATGAGGAAAAATAGGTATTTTGCTTACCGTTATCAGTGGCTGACACTTTAGGCGTTTTGGCTTTCGGTGCCAGCATCTGCGCAACACCGCCTAAAACCATACCTGCCCCAAGAGAGAACATGAGATTACTTGCAACAATACTAAGCCCCGGCATCCAGATTGCCGTAGCAATTAGCGCCGCACCCAGCACTGCCTGAAAAATACCGCCACTTTTGGCACCCGCCAGACGCGGTACGATGTGGATCACGGCACCATTTGCCAGCGGCTCATTAAGACGGGCAGATAATTCGTTTTCGCCTGCATCACGCCCGGAAATGCGCACCTGATACCAGCCCTCATTCAGTTTCTGGCGAAACGCCGGAAGCTGCGTGGCCAGCGCCCGGATGGCTTCAGCCCCCGTTTTCACACGAAGGTCGATGCGGCGACCAAATCGTTGTAAATCCCCGTAAAGGCAGATGCGTGCCATGCCCGGTGACGCCAGAGGGAGTGTGTGCGTCGCTGCCATTTGTCGGTATACCTCTCTCGTTTGCTCAGTTGTTCAGGAATATGGTGCAGCAGCTCGCCGTCACCACAGTAAATGGCGGCATGATTCGGCACCGATGAACCAAAACAGCACAGCAGCACATCGCCCGGCTGCGCCGCTGACAACGGCACCTGATACAGCCCTGTGGCCTCCAGATTATCCAGATAGAGATTCTGACCGTTACGCCACCAGTCATCCTCGCGATGAAAATCCGGCATCTCAATCCCCGCCAGATGGTAAGCATCCCGGAACAGCGTGTAACAGTCCGTCACCCCGTGCTCAAAGCGCCGCCCGGTAAGATGTGGCACACAGCGGAACTTGTAAATCGCCCCCCGGCAGACCAGCCACCACGGCAAATCACTCTGCACCTGCAGCCGCCGATCGGCCTCACTCAGCCAGGGCAGACCACCGGGGTGACTGTGGACCAGCGCCACAATCTCACCCTGCATTTCTGCCTGCAGCCAGTCCTCCGGCGACATCCGGAAATACTCCTCCGGCTCACCGGAGATATTCACGCAGGGAAAATATCTTTCCCCCTCCGGCGTTCTCACCACGAAGCCGCACGACTCCGCTGGCGCACATCGCCGGGCGTGCGCCAGAATCGCTGATTCTGTCTCTGTCATGGGATTACTGCGAAAGTTTGTTAATGGAAAGGAAGCCGCCAAAGTTGCCGACATTATTGCGAAACTTACAGCCACTCAGGCATTTACTGCATTTATCTTTCGTGATATCGGACGTCGGCTGGTCATATTCATCCGCGACAGCCGGACCGCTATAACCGCACTCATCACCGCGATAGGTCCAGGTACAGGTGTTGGCCAGCATGATGCGCCCCGGAAAAACAGCGCCATCCGTTTCCGTCGGCGTGGACAGTACAAAAGAGGCGCTCACCGCGCTCAGTTCGCTGCACTGCTCGATGCGCCAGCGGCTGATCACCTCCTGCTCCGGATCGGCATCGCTATTTCCGTTGACGAAGTTCACCGCATCCAGAAAACGGGCGTAAACCTTACGCCTGACCACCGTTCCTCCGACCAGACTCTGCAGGTCTTCCACCATCCCGGTGACCATGCCGTGCAGATTAGAGACTTTCAGCGTTGGCCTTGCACTGGCTCCTTTGCCGTTCATCTCAAATCCACTTCCCTGAATGGGATAGGCCTGATACTGCCGCCCCTGCCAGGTGACCGGCTCACCTTTTTCGTTCTGCTCATTACAGAAAA